CTAATACTTCTTTTTGAGCATCCCACATAGCTGTAAAGCCTTCGTAGTCTGATTGAGCCATATCCAATAATTTGACATAGTTTTTCATGTCTGTGATTTCTTTATCTATTTTTGCCTGGGCTTGTTTTGTGGTGTTTTCAGCGTTTGATATATTAGTCAAGTGGAGATTGCTAACACCATTAGTTAGTCCAGCATCAGTAGCACTTGATAAGTCATTGCCTGGTATTAATAAATGTCCCAGGAGTTTTTCATATGCAACTTCTTCTGCTCTGTTAGCAAAACTTACTGACTCTTTTTGTATTGCTAATCGTTGTATACCATCCATCTGAAACAAGAGTGCATCAGGTATTTCTTGGCCACCCGCTACCAGGGCTAACCCTTCGTTGTAAGCAGCAGTTTCAAGTCGCTCAATGTTTACTTTTTCTCGGTCTTGTAATAGTTGTATTGCATCACCTGTTAATACATCAGTAATCTCTGAAGGCATATCTGCGTATAGCGTTCCAGTTACTTGCAACTTCTTAGCTGCTTTATATGCATCGACTTCTGCTTCGGTGTCTTCTCTTGAGGCATCATCTTCACGCTTATCAAAGAAAGCTAATTGATCTGGTCCATTCATTTTTAAAATGTCAGCTACAGTTGGTCCAGCGGTGTTTCTATCAAAGCGATTAGCTGTATACAACGAGTACACGTTATCTTTCGCTTTGGTGTAGGCTTCGGTGCGTATGCGGTCTGCATTTTGTCGCATAGTAGTAGTCATATTAGCCTGGCCAACTGATGACATAGCATTCCAAATTTCTCTAGGGATTTGGTCAGTCTCTGTATAACCTTCACTTGTCATTAATCTTAGAGCTGCGTCATCTGCTTCAGCTTTTGCCTGGTTAGTTTCCTGGTCTCGATAGCCTTGAGCATGTTCTAATTTTTGACGCACTTTTGCAGCCAGGTCAGCATCAGTAATTTGTTCTGCCATCTCAATCATTCCAGTATCAGTTATGTCTGGTGTGTTAAAGATTCGTGACACTTCATCAGCAACTTGGCCGTCTCTTGTATTAGATTCAATAGCTTTTTGTAAAGCGAGCTGTGCGTCAGGCTTTATTTCAGCTTTATTTATTGCATAATAAGTATTAGCAGCGTCATAACGATTGTCTTGCAAGAGCTTTTCAATAATTCCAGTATGAGCTGGTGATGTAAAGTCCATCTGAAACTTAGCAAGTGTTTGCATCTCTGCTTCGTCTTGGGTATCAGGACTAATACCAAGCACCCTTTCTATCTTTTGATTAACCTCATTGAGTCCAAACTTAATGTACTTTGCTCTTTCTGCTTCATTCTCATAATTATTAACAACGTCATTAACAGCACCCCCAATTCTTGCATCCGATACTGTGTTGTAGTAATTCGTTGTTTGTGTTGCTGAATGGGAGCTAATACGCCCCATTGCTGTTTGAATTCTTTGGTTAGCTACTGTCTTCCATTGGTCAAGTATTCTTTGGTCAACATCTTTGCCCAGGAGTTTCATTCGCGCTTGGATAGCTTTTTCAATCATTGCTTTTTGGTCTAAAGCAGCTTTACCAGTTAACGATAGATAACCACCTGGGTCATCCATCTGCTCTCTGATAAAAGTTTGTAATTGATTGTCCTGGTCTTTTAGTACAGCCTGGTCAAATTTATCTCTTTGTTCAAAGGCTGCTTGCCATGCCTGGTCTCCAAGTTGGCTAATTGCCCGACCTTGTTGAATTTGAGCATTTGCAATACCCGCACCAAAAGCATCCGAGTTAGTTTGTATTTGTTGAAAGCCACCGCTAACTGCTCTGTCTTTAACTTGACCGATTTGATATTGTGGTACTGTTGCCATTATTAATCCTTATCCGTATGAGTAGTTTTGCCATTTACTAGCAATTGAGCCAGCACCTGTTAACAATGAAGTTCTTGCACCAATCTTTCCAGCAATAATCGCGTTATCAGCGCCCATTCGTTTCATACCCGCGTTAGCTTTTAAATTACTTGCGACTACATTTTGTTCGTAAGACTCACGCTCTGCGTTTGATCTAATCGTAAGCGCGTCTAACTCTCCAAGAGCTGCTGTATCTCCCAGGATGTCAAGGGCTGAACCACTACCTACCTCTACACCACTTGCTGCTAATGCGCTGCGTTGTCTACCTTTAAGTTGTGCTACTTTGACTCGAAGTGCTGCCTCATCTTTTTGGCCCCTGGCTGTTGCATCTGCTGCTTTCCATTCGGCTACTTTACGATTGTTATCATCAACCTGAGCTTGATAACGATATTCGGCTGCTTTTGAGTCTGCTGCATGTCTTTGTCCTTGTGCTTGTGCCATTGCACCAGCAAAATTTAACATCATTCCTAACATCGGGGTACACATACTAAGTCTCCATTGTAAATTTGTGAAAGAGCTCACCATTGACACCATATGGTTGCGCCTCGTTCATTTCAAAACCTAACCACTTGAGCCACTTAACTGATAGGGTATTTCTTTCGTCAACATGGTTCTCTAAATGCTTGTAATCTTTCTTTATATCTTCGAGCCAAGGCTTAGAACGTCTTAAAAATATGCGTTGCCTTTTTTCTATTAAATCGGTGCCTAACATCCAAGGTGAACCTGAACCACTTATTAGCGATATTGGACATACACCCCACATACAGACCAGCTCATCATTAACCAGTCCTGTCTTAGCATATGTTGATAGTTTGACGGAGCTTTCTACCGCCATTCTTATACCCATAGTTGTTGCAGCATTGACCTCTTGCTTGTCATGCTTTCGCATATTACGAACAAGTATTGCAATGTCGCTTTCTTCTACGTCTCTAATTTCAATCTTATCCGCCAACACTCACCTCTGGAATAACCGCTAATAATGTCATAGGTAATGGGTCATCTTGCCTAAAGAATATTGATCCCTCAGAACGCCATGTAGAGGGCATAGTGACGGATATATCACCTGTTTTAAGAGAGGTTGCTGTGCCATATGGCTCATACGCTCTCTGTTTAAATTCTGTAAGGTGGTCAGCGTCATAGCCAATCTTGCCACCTCTTGACTCTTCCACTCTGAGTGTCACCTCTGAAATACTTTTTTTCTTACCTTGCTGCGTGGGCTGACCTAGTTCCAGGTTAAGGGTTTGTATATCTGCCTGAATGGGTAGTCCAATATGAATCTTAGTGGCTGGATGAGAGATTGTTATCGCTCCTGAGGCAACTGTCTTTTGCGCTTCGACATTACCATCTGCCAAGATAGCTACAGTCTTACCTTCAAGATGTCCAAGTCCTGAAATCTCATCGACTCCTTTGGCCCAGGATGTTGTTGCTACTCCTCTAAATGCTGAAGGTACATCTCTTCCCGCTTTAACGCTTACAACTGTAACGCTGGTGTAAGCCTGGATAGTACATACGAGAGTCTCCTCTCCTATAGTCAACACAATGGTATTGCCCACATCTCCTGAAACGAAAGTGCTACCACTTGCTGTCAGGGTTAGTGTTTCTGTATGCGTCCAGTTTGTGCCACCTGATAATGTCATCGATGTAGAACCTGTATGTGTACCATCGTATGACAGTCCTGAGTCCACAAAAAACGCATCAGCAACTTCTGTAAATACTCTTGTATTCAGGCGTTCTATGTAACGCTTAGTTGCGCCATTAATGGTGCGCTTAACAACAAAATAAGTGGCATCCTCGTCACCCTCAGCAATGGTACAAACGCTCTCAAAAGTGCCGTCAGTATCGTGTCTTGACCAACCCCATACTTCATGCTCTCTCATATAGGTTAGGGCCGCCAAAGTTCCATCACTTAATACTGTCCAAACAATAGAATGTGGAGCTTGTGCGTAGGCCCATTCTCGTACTGTCTTGCCAGCAAATAAATGACTAGCTAAAACTGTTAAATCATTACCTGTATAGGAGTCAGACTCAAGCGCAAATGCTAGGTCTCGAATAATAGCCCCTTTAGACTGTAAATGAATAATGGTGTTACCAATAACAATGGGCGGTGCATCCGCTGAACCACGATACCCCTGTGGCTTGACTTGAATAGCTGAAGGCGTAATCACGCCATCGTTAGCGGTTAATAACCACTCACCACCTGAAGTCAGAATAATCATATCACTTAATGGAACCAGGTGTCTAACCTCGTTTACCTGGGAGGCAGCAATTGTAAAAGTTACTGCGTCATCATCTCTAAGTGGCTCTGAGACATTAAAGTTATGATAGTTGCCAGTTTGCGACATAAAGATTTTTTGAGGATCATTGTTTGTTTGACCAAAGACCAGGCGCTGCTGATAATAAGCAACGCTTGCTGGGTACTCATCGGTTGTATTAAATATCGTTCTTGCTGTAGCTGGCGTATCATTTGGGTCAGCCTCAATGTTGTCATCTTTAAATGTGGTTCCTGTAGAGCGTCCAACAAAACCATAGATACCACCAAACGATTTAAAAACATTGTAACTATTGGCTCCTGATACTGCATTCCAAGAGATGGTATTGGTAATGGTTGAGCTAAGATTATTATTAGTGACTGATGTAGCACTTGAGGCAACTGACTCATCTGCTGTAGCAGTCTTAACTGCTGTGACTACATAGGAATAAGAGGTTCCTGGGTTACTGTTATCAAAGTTTTGTGCGGTTGATGAAACGCCTCCAGGAGCTGCCATTGATGTGCCAAATGAAACAGAGGTTATTGACCAGGCTGTATGAGAAGTTCGCTTCACTTCTTTTACTGGATGCGAGGCATGACAAATAGTCATGACATCCGCTGATTGGGTAAATTTTAAATCAGCCAGCTCAGTATCTGAGTATGGCGTAGCAATTGAGACAGGAGAGCCACTTGATAATACCTGGCCACCATCTTTAATGACGCGCATGGTTTGATGACCAAACTCTAGAATGTAAGTTTGCTCAGTATTAAATTCAAAAGGGATAAGCCTGGTAATCTTTGTTGAGTTTGCAGTCTCGCAGATAAATTTTGTACCTGATCTATTGGCAACGCCACCATGAGCCTGGACAAAGAAGTTACGACAGGTCTTGAGTCCAGTTGCGTATTTAGCCAGGTCAACACGCGCATGTAGCGAGGGAGCTAACTCACCGCCTGAGAATGATGGCTGAATCGTATGTACAGGCATTAATTACGCCCTGTTATCCAGCTCGCATCCGTATTTCTATCTATGTGAGACTCGTTAGCATTAAATGTTTTAGCCTCTCCGAGTACAGTCAAGTACATGTTATAAGCTTGCTCCATTCTCTTTTCGTCCCTGGTGATTGGCATAGCAACTTCACTTGCTAACTTCCAAGCCAGGGCATTTGTAAACATTGGTTCAAACACCAAAGTATTGGTTGCTTGATAGGTATAAATTAGGGTTGCTTTTTCCTGGTCAGTTAGTATGACTCTTGAGTCATAGGCATCACCTAGTGCGATTTCAAAAGGGATTGGGTCATTACTGCCAGCAACAGTATTTGTTTGTAGTATCTCTCTTGCAAAGAGACAATCGTTTGGATAGCTGTACCTGTAGTTCCAGTTACCTGGAGGCGTACCGACATCTGATAAGGCTAAGTGACGCGTAGCAAATCCCCAGGGAAATGCTCGCAGTAATGTATCACGCGTATCTGCAAACAATAAATTACAATGAAAAGCTTCCTCAGAAGCCTCAGTTAAACTTGAAATAGTGGCACTTGCTCCAATATGAGATAGTGCTAAATTACATATATCGACTTCACTAGCCATTGTGTTTCCTTCAGTTAGTTAAAACCAAAGGGTAGTAGTATGAAAAGTTTAAAAACGACCTACTACCCCTCAGAATTAAAAATACTCCTTACGCTACGTTCGCAGAGTCAGGGTATGCATAGTACTGTTGTGCATCTTTCACAATTGCTGCACTAACAGTCATAGTTGGGCTTGTACCACCCACGTCATAGTTCAAACGCATGTAACGCTCATTAGTATCAGGCAAGCCCAGTACTAATGTGTGTCCCACCGCTGCTGCTGCAATACTACGAGAAGTCAGTATTGTGCTTGCAGAGCTGAATGAAGAGTTGTCATCCGTTTGTACTTGAACAGCTAAAGTTGGATTAGACCCACCCATAGCTACATCAAAAGTAACAACGATTTTCATGTCTTCACCAGGACCAATATCACGATCAGAACCTAAATCAATGACATTAGTTGATGGTGCGTCAGCAGTTACAGATTGAGCATCAGACATTTGGAGATTGTAATCAATTAACATATATCCTCCTTTAAGATACTAATGTTTCGTCATTTAAAATAGCGTCATTTCTTCTAAACGGAATTCCGTCAAAAGCCATTACACGCTTGCCCGCTACTTCGTCCATAGTTAGACGTACATTACTAGTGTTAGTAATTTGGCGTCTTAGGATAGAAGAGATAGTTCTGTTGCCATAGAAAACACAACGACCAAGGTTTAAGTTTGGAAGTTTTTCTACTGCTTGAACCATTAAGTCAACTAGAGCTGCTGATGAACCTGATGCATCTTTAGTCAAGTTAGAAACGTCAATGTTCGGGATACGAACAATATAACGCCAATCTCTTACTGACATACCGATGTCCCACTTGTAGTGAGTTCTGTAGCCCTGGTACTTACCATTCGCAGCATCCTCTAAAGTCACTTCGCCTAGATCATGATGTTTCAGACCAGCTTGTGAACCTTTAGGATAGATACCATGACAAGTGTTTGGACCCCAACATACTAACCAAATAGATGTGTTGTCAGCACCTGAACCACCACCTACGATGATGTTGTCACCAGACTCAGCAGAAGTTGAGTTGTAACGAGCTGCTAGACCCATGAATTTTTCAGGGTCAGTTCCAGTATCACCATAGAACAATGTGTTTGCCATTTGTTGGTTCATTGCTTCTAGGAATGCTCTGTCCTCAGATAGACGGAAAGATGCGGTGTTGCCGTTTAAATCAGCTAACGCCTTATCAACTTCAGCATAAGCCTCAAGCATACCAGTTGTATCAGTAATCTGAACAGTAGTACTCTTTGAAGGTTGCACACCATAGTTGAGCTTACGCCAAGTCGAGCTTGGTAGTCCTGAACGGACTGTTGTTTTATGACCAGTTGGAAGGTTGCCTTCGAGGAATGTCATATCTTCTAAGACTTCATTAGTCTCAGCTAATAATTCCACGATAGTATCAATCTTGCCATCCGCATCATACCTTTTAGCTACATCAGCTAAAGTAGGATTTGTTGTTGACAATACTGCCATTGTTTTACTCCTGTATTATTATTAATTTTGCATTGATGGATAAAGGACAGCTTCACGAGAAAGAGCTGATGTCGAATTACCTCCAACAACAACACTATCTTCGCTTATCGCCTTGCCGACACGATTCAAGAATCGTATCATTTCAGGATGGTTTCCCAATCCTGAGCTATCAAGCATCTCATTAAACTCGGATGTTCCAAACGAATCACGAGCCTTTACAGCAACAGCAATGTTTTCTTCAAACTTATCGCCACCATATTCAGCATCTTGTTTCGCAGTATCCACCCAGGATTTCTGCTGCTCCACCCATTGGTTCATTTCAGCCTGTTTCATTTGGGCCACCATGTCCACACCACGTTGAGCTTGTTCTTGTGTTAAGTTATTCTCTTTTGCAAAGGTATGGTATTCACCTAGGGTATCTTCGTTCATATCAAAATCATCAGGTAAGTCGAATACTTCATACGACTCAGGAGCACTTGCTACCTCAGCCTCTTCTTTACCTTCTGGTTCAACAGCATCACTCGCCTTTGACTCTGTTGCTTCTGTAACTGCCTCAGTTGTCTCAGGTGAGCTATCTGTCTGCTGTACATTACCATCCGCTTCTTCGGTGTTGGCTGTAAGCAATGTTTCTGTATCTTCAGACATCTTTAGCTCCTTGTTTATTGTTTTCTTTTATCATTAACAAATACATATCTGTATCTGCTAACAACACTTCATCCACAAGCCATAGGCCAATATTCCTAGCACCCTCGTTAAAGAAAGTCGTACTATTCCCTGTGAAACTGGTGCGATGCTGTCCTGTCTGTTCCAGGATTCGCCAGACCAATCTTCTACCCCATTGTTTGGTAAGTAGTAGCTTGACGTCTGCGACTTCAGTATCGCGAATATTTTTATCTTTTTGCTTTGCATTCTTTACGGAGCTTTCATCCGATGCATTAAATTCTTTTTTCATATCTGCACTATCTCATACTTTTTGCAACTTAATTGTTGTGGGATAAATGGTCTTCACCTAAAGACACATAATCAAAACCAAGCTCCTGTAAGAACTCAAGAGTTATGATCATTGAATGATGGTGCATTATTTCGTCATCCGACCATTCATGAGGTCGCATATTAGCTATTGCATCAACTGCTTCCTCAATGGCTACAACCATTACGATATGCCTCCAATGATGTCTGTTAATATGTTCTCACCACCTGTATCAGCATCACTCATAACCTTTGCTGCCTGGGCACCCATTGACGCTTGCTCCATCATTTGTTGTTGCTCCATCTGCTCTTGTCTGGCTTCACGCATTTGCTGAACAACATCATCAGGTACAACAATCTTAGGAGGTACACCAAGCATTTCAGCGTACTCATCAACACTTTGGTCAGCATCAAACTTATCCAGGACATCAGGTTTCGTTGCTGCCATGTTGCCAACAAAGCCAGCTAATCGTTCTATTGCTCCAGTACCAATGGCTTTTTGTGCCTGGGCCATGACTGAGATGTATTCCACCTTCAAGGTAACACCGCCTAATTCTTCAGGGGCTGGTGGTAGTAAGTCATTACGAGCCATGATGTTAAAGGTTCTATCAATCAATGGATTTAGCAGCTCAGTATGTAATCTCTCTAATACTGGCCCTAACATTAGCAGCTTCTCTTCATGTCTCTCGTCAATCTCTCTCGCTGTTATCTGTCTTCTATCAGACTGTGTCATCATCTGGAATAAGTCTGCATAGAAACCTTGTTGGATACGATACTGTGTTTCAGCTATATCTTGTTGCAGCTCACCAAGTCTTGGGTTAACCTCATAGGTAGGACGAAAGCCTCCCTGGTTACCTTGCATAGTATCAACATAAGTAACACCACCAGGTAGAACTGTAGCTGATTGACCACGCAATGAGCTTGGAGCTTGCAGCGGTGGATTAACCATTTTGTCAATACCCTGGGCTTTACGTTTCTGCTCAATCTGTAGAGCTTTAACATCACCAAGTACATCCATACCAGGTGAACGTCCATAGATGTCTACGCCTGTAACATGCCATCTGGGTGCTAATACTGGAAACTCTTCAAAGCCTTTGTCTGAGAGTTTACGTTCGTTTTTGCTGGCCTTCTCGATGTAGCACGAATGATAAGGCATATTCTGATTGTCTTTCTTGTTGTATTGACGAACTGAGTTAGGTTCAACAACGTGCAGTATTTCTACATAGCTATCTAACTTGCCTTCGTTAAACATTGACTGAACTGGGTCACTACATTTGTCAAAGCCAAACTGCTCAACAACTTGTGCCACAGTCAATTGGAACTCACGATAAAACGTGTCTACCTGGAGTCTATGAGATTGTGCCAGGCCATACTCACCAACAGTAAATGGATAGCAGCGAATGACATCATCAAAGTCTTCACTAACAAGCATTGCCCCTGTACCGAATACTGATAACTCTTCATACACAGTCTGCAATGAGTTGTATAAATTTGATCTTGAGAATATCTCTCGCATTTTCTTTTCAACAGAGTACAGCCATTGCTTAACTTCAGACTGCTCCATAAGAGCTGAATCAGGTGTTGCTAATCGAAACCAAGGTCGAGCTGGTGAGGTAATACCACTCATCATGCCAGCACTTAATGTTCTAACAGCCATGGTTCCAGTAGAATCAATTATCTTGCCGTTCTTCTTAGAGCCATCATTACGTTTCGATGTTAAGAATCTACCACGCCTGGGTAGAATAAATTCACTAAGCTCTTCCCAATGTCCGAAATATGTTGAGCGTTCATCTTTAATGTCCGTCCAACGTCTCATGTAATCCATTGTCTTTGCCACTGCTAACTCCCTAATATGGTTTTGTTTGTTTGAGCATTGCTATAGCTACTTAATGCACTTGCTACCTTTGTAGCACTTTTATTCCTGGAGCCATAACTATCAGCTCTTCGCATTGTGTTGCGGTCTGCTGTTTGCTTGCTCATAATTGCTGCACTTTTACCTTGAGGAGTTGCTGCATCACTATGAGGATTGCCTCCACTAGTTGGTGTAGATATAGGTTTAACTGGTGGTACGTATCCACCAGATGCCATGTCTGCTGAAGATTGTGGGCCACTTCCGCCTCCTCCAAAGAAACACATACTAAGCTCCTAACAAAGTTTTTCTTTGAACATCAGCAGCTTCTAGCACACCTCGTGAACCTGTCAATATGGTTGACTTGCGACCTTGTAGGTTAGCTGCTGCTACCTTCTCTGCTTTTCGTGCTGCTTTAACTGGCGCACTTGCTTGAGTTGGCGGGGCACTTGGTGGTGTAACTATGGCTGGGGGTGGGGGTGGTGGTGCGGGTTTTCTAGAACTAAAACACATATCTATCTCCTAATTAAATGGGTCGTAATCAGCCAATACGGCCTCTTCTTTAAAGCCAAAATGACCTAACTTCTTGGCTGCTACTGGATATGAGAATGTCAATGCCAAGGCATCGCCCAGGTCAGGTGACCTCCCTCCTCGTTTCTTGATGTCATCCTTTGACTCTAGTTGCATCCTATTGGACGAATCGAACTTATAAGTCGGTACACATAAATCTGTTTTTAAATCTGTATGAGGAGGTAAGCTGCCTCCATCATCTAACCATATGCGGACGTTGTCCCACATCTCTGACCGCTTATTGTGATACGTTGGATTGAGAGCTTTACCACCAAAGTTAACCTCAGTAACAAAGAATCCTAGTTGCCTAAGTCTATCAATCACACCTTCACCACGACCAGCATCAATGAATACTGCATCTGGGGTCCAATCGTTAATTTCCTGGGCTACCATTCCAGCCAGGGTCATGTTGTCTATATCATCAAATATCTTTGGTGTGTATGCTGCCAAGCCTTTACGCCTTTGGATAACACTTCTATCACTACCAAAGCGAGCAACGTCAACACCAAGTATCTTAGCTGAACCCGCTACCTCAGAATCTGTTCGCTTAATTGCAGCAGCATCTGTTACCTTATCGATTGTGATTAAAGCATTGTCCATCGAGGCACTAAAGTCACATAAGAACTCACGCCTATATTGATTCTCTGCCATTGTGTTGCGAGCCATCTGAACTTCTTCAACTTCCAAGACATCAGTCTCATCAACTCGATACATTCCAGCGTACCATTCAGGGTCTTGTTGAGCATATTGATAAAGATCATAAAATTGATTAAGTCCCTTTGGCGTACCAATAAACAAACACCAGCCTTTATGATGGGAGTCTGTTAACGCTGGACGAATAATCTCAGACCAGGTCTCAGGTCTCATGTCAGCCACCTCATCCATAACCACGCCATCGAAGTATAGTCCACGCATTGACTCACCATTGTCAGAGCCATAAAGTCTTATCCTGGCTCCATTTGGAAAATCGATAGCAGACTCAGACTCATTTGCCTTTGTGCCTGGTATGTTTAATGTAAAGCGTTTTAGATAGTCCCAGGCTACTTGCTTGGCTTGCTTCTGATACGGAGCTACATAACCAAACCTAAGGTTCTCACGCTTAGTTCTAACGGCTGCATCAATGAGTGTATTAATAGCCAGGAAGGTTTTACCAAATCGTCTATGACAAACCAGGACAGAGAATCGCTTGAGGTTCTTGTGTATCTCTTTCTGATACTTATGAGCTACATAATCAGTTTTATGCATTACTATTTTATCTTTAACTGTCACCCTGGTAACCTTCTTCATCTTGCTCGCCTGGATAATGGTCAATGCCTGTATCCATAACAATAGTTATATTGCCTTCATTTTTAATCTCTTGCTTATCAGCCCACTTAAATCTATTCTTCATATTCATGTACCAAAGCGTTGAGTTAAACTGCCTATCATCCAGAGAGATTCTTCCCTTCTTTTCCCACCAGGCTTGCGATAATTGAATGCCCCTTTTTATGGTCTCCGAAAACTCTGCATTTTCTTTCTTCCATCTGTAGAAGGTATCATTAGATATGTCAAGCGTAGCAAGGACTTCCTGTTGTGATGCACCCTCTTTCATAAGATCAATTACTGTCTTACACATCTCAGGCTTATATTTAGTAGGTCTTGCCATCTCTCTTACCATGCTTTAACTCTTCCTGAATCATTCTGTCTATGTACCAGGCTGCTTTTCTTAATGCCTGGATACCGCCTTTTTCACCATGCTCTGAGTATCTAATCGCATACTTAATGACATTACCCATAAGAAAGTCACACTTAAATGCTAATAAAATATCGCAGAGCTCCATCCCCTTACCTTTGTAGTAAGAAGGGCTTATATCTTCATCCATAACTTAGTATCCTTTTTTAGTAGGTCGCTTAGTCTTGGGTTTCTTCATAGGTTTTTTACGCATAATCAGACTATAACCCAAGAACTGCAACTTAATTGTTGTGAGCATATTAGACGTACATATGCCAGAGAAAAGGGATGTATCCTATTAGTAATCCTATCAACATACCATCCCAAAACTTACTAGATTTTCCTTTGTAAAATTCTATTACTGAACCGCTTAATACATTTGCTGTTGCATCAGGTCTTAACTTTTTCATATCAGCTCCTATAAATGTGGATATAAAGTATCGACCAGGCTTTCTTTGGTCCTTCGTCTGTCGAGCTCAATATTATGTTTGCGTCCAATTCTTTCAAGCTGGACATCTGTTAATTTCATGAGCTCTTGTTTGTTTAAGGTTTTCGACCAAAACGGCTTATAGTTTTTCATAGTAACTCCTTTTATTATTCAAAAACTTTCATAATTCCCGCAGCAATACCAATACGACTTCTGTAGTTAACTATCGCACTAATATTTGAGGGACTGCATTCAAACTTCTTAGCTATCATCTTAATTTGCATACCGCCTTCTCTTAATAATCTAATCAGCTCTACTTCATGATCACTTAGCTTTGACCTATGATGGCTTTCACCAACACGATAGCCTGGGCCTCGTTCTGTTCTACCTGTTGTACTCACTTGACGCCATTGTTTTAATAAAGGCTGCCTGGGCAATCTCTTATCATGGGTAAACCAAGCGGGTACGCTAATCTTTATCAATGTAATTTCGTATCTTTTTCTATTGTTGTAAAATCTTTTGAGCGGTCAACATCAAGCTCAAACTCTTTTAAAAATTCAGTAACCATTTGATGCGACTCATCTACCTCACATCCCTCTGCCTCTGAAAGCAAAAGTAGAGCTGCAACATATCGCTCATCTAGATCATCCTCAATTATTAATTTTCCATTCTCAGGTTTTTTACTCAATCTGTTACTCCCATAGCTTGCCAATACAAATCTTCTGGTCTTGGCATTACAAAATCTAATTCCTGGGCAGAGAAAATCTCAACTTGTTCCAGGAACTGAGCAAACTCACCAACTTTAAGTTTTGATGTTCCTCGTATTTGTGAAACCTCAACTGTTCCAGACTTGTTAGTAAACTCATCACGCCCAAGAAATTTATCCTGGAGCAGCAAAGCACACTCATCCTTGTTATAACCAATAAACTCACCCAATAAATTACACCAGGACCAATACAAGCGATTTTGTTGTTGCGACCTGGTTTGGGTTTTTTCATCAGTAATTTCAATTACAGCTTTATTACTTTTAGCTTTAGCAAAATGAGACACAATCATATTGGCTGCCATCTCATTGGCTTTCATTGGTGTATCTCGTTCTACTATAATTTTCATTTCTTTTTAGGGAAACCCTTCTTCATATTGCTGTAGGCTTTTTTGGTTACAGTAGAATTCTTTTTGCTTCTACTGGTACCCGCTTTTTTCCTAGCATTCATGTTTGCATATAACCCTTGCTTTGCCATTAGCTAAACCCTAGTAAATTAGACAAAATGCCCAGGACTACAATTGCAATAATTGCTGCCAGGGATTTATTAGCTTTAGCCCATGCTACTGCTTTATCTACATATTCCATCTTCTGCTCCTCTAGTTATAAAGAGATAGGACACTCAGTTAAGTTGTAAGCGACTAAATGTGTACGCTGCCTCAGCAGCCATATACAAGTTGAATGCCCTAACTTTTTATAACTTTTAATTGAACCATTCTGTTTAATGTTTTTTCTTGTCCCCTCCTATGTAATAAGTCCATCCAGTCAGGGTCAAAGTTATGACTACGTTGACCATCTAATGCCTGGTGACATGAATAGCACGCAAAGGCTGCGTTGTAGTCATTGTTCTTTTTTCCTATTGATCTATTTGGAAGGTGTGCCAGGACTACAGTTTCTGTACCAGGCAAACAACCCGCTAAACCAATTGTGCAATGTTCACCTCTCGCTGCATCTCTCATTTTTTTACTCATAAACTAAATCACCATGTTGTATCGCTTTCGCTTTAAGTGCTGAATAAAACATAGGAAACTGTGGATAGTCTGATTCAATAACTCCATACTCCTTACCTTTAGCAATCATCGATTCTTTAGTGTCCCACCAGTTTTTAGCTTTAACTCTTTTAGCTGACTCCCAATCTCTTGCGTAAAGAAAGTTTCGAAGTTTTGTAGGGTAGTTGTCATTGTGTTCTTTTAAAATTACAACTGCCAATGTAGGTAATACCTCTTCCCAATCTTTATGCGTTTTAATAAAGTATTGATACTCTGTTTCGCACTCTCGCTTTTCGCCTTGCCATCTTTCCCAAAAAACAAAAAACGCGTGTTTGTTATTAGTTGTTTTAATAGTGCCTTTTGTAGAGTCCCCTTTTTCGGGACTGGTAGTAGTACCCTTATTTGGGACTGGGGTGTACCCTTTTTCGGGACTGGTCTCAGATTTAGTAGTACCCTTTTTCGGGACTGGTTTATCGAAGTTTGTACCTAAAGAATACTGGTTTATCTTGCCAAGTTTTTTGTGTACTTTAATAAGGTTTAAAGCCTCCAGCTCCTTGATGTATGGGTAAACACTTTTAATCTTTTTAAGACCCACTACCTTAGCAAGCTGTGTAGCTGATATAGCGTCTTTATTCTTTTGCCAGCCTCTTGTCTTCCTAATAATAAATAACATCAATTTAAAGCTGTGACTTGACAGCTCCTCGATGTAGGCATCCACCAGTACGTTTGGTACTTGAAATGAATTTGGTATAAATTTATTACTCATACGATTCCCCAAATGCAAAAATTAAAATAGCCCTCGCCCTTCTTAATAATCTTCTTTCTTAAATTGATCTCAATAAATCTCTTATCATCACACCCATACCGCTTGGTAAGAATGTCTAAAATTGGTTTACAGACGTTATCCAGGTCACCACGCTTAGAAAGCCCAGCTTCAATTCTTATGCCCAACTCACCTTCAGGTATGTCGTAGTGTGGCAACATCATCAAGACAGCCTTTTCGTAATTCTTATAGGCTGTAGTTTTAAAACGTCTACCTTGCCAGGCTTGATTAACACTCAAAGGTTTTAGATGGACTTGTATCTGATTCATTTCAACTCCTGATACCCTGGACACTTCTTTCCGAGCTTAGGTTTATGCTTACGAATAGTCTGGTCCTTGACCTTTGGATTAGGTCTATTAATGACATGAGTTTGGCATTGGCGTGCTAATCTGCATACGCTATTGCAAGAGATTAAATCCATGCTGGCATCTAGTGAAAATATAAAAAATTTTTGTAGTATACTTAGTCATTGGTTAAAGAATTCTGGACATAAGAGACGTCTGTTAAACAACCCATCAGTCATCTCTTCTATCTGTATAGCTCTGCTAGGAGGTAGGCCGTTCTTACGCCAATAATAGACATGGGATTGCTTTATCTTAGTTGTACCCAGGAAGACATTAAGAGCAGCAGCCAGAGCAGTTTGAGTTTTAAAATGTTTAAGGAGTTTTTCCATACAATTTAATTTTATTATTTATCCAATAAAATCCAATTATAGACAAAAAGCAATGACAAATAAGATTATTCAAGATAAAAAAATAGAAAGATCAAATGATAAGCAGCCAGAGACACTAGCAGAGCGTGTTATATACAAACGTAAGATGATGGGCATGAGAGCTGTGGATTTAGCTAAAAGACTTGATATAAGCCCTACATCACTTAATCAACTAGAGATGGGTAATGTTAAGCAGCCTCAATATATGGCAGACTTGGCAGACAAATTACATACTACTATTGACTGGTTATTAAACGGCCAGGAAGAGCCTAATGTTGTTCGTGTGTCAGAACATATTACTCTTATTGCAGTAGACACCCCTATTCAACCAGATAGTAAATTTGATTATTATGTGGTTAAGATTGACAAAGATAAAAAACCTTTTTACGCTGACAACATGGTCCAGATAGGGAAGGTTAATAAAATATTTATTGGACATAAAAATTAATTTTAAAATAGTTTAATTTGCTACTTAAAAATAGGTAGTATTTATAAAAGGTGCAGAGGAGCTAGACATCTATAAAAAGCGAGCTCTATCGACTGAATCTGCTAGCAGCGATAAATAAATTATATACAGAATGGCTAATCCCCATACTCGCAGTTAAAGGTGTTGCCTTATATTGAACAACGAGGAAGAAAATCCTCAGAGTAAATAGTTTCTATAACTGCGAAACTCCAAAAATTTAGAGGATCGGTGTCCACATCTCTTAAATCCTACCACCTATAGACTGCGGTTGCAGTTGTGGGCTTTTATAACCCTATATAAATTATAAAACTATGGACAGATGGTACTATAGAAGAATTTTTTTCTTGCTATAAACATCTATAAGTACACTTGGTTTCAGCTATGATTTTGTAAAGCTGGATGCTCAACATGAGTAAGACAAACGTACAAGTATAAAAGAACAATTGGAGTCAATATGTTACAAGTAAACCTTTCAGAATTGGCAGAGATATATCTACCAATTACTGATCATAAAGTTGCAAGACCACACGAGCTGCATGCAATAGAAACATCTGTTTCATCGCTCGATAAATTAATCCAAAACCCACAATTAAATGTGCATCAAATTGTTACTACCTGTAATGATATTGCAGAGATGGTGAGAACCATTAAATAACCATTTAATTTTCCAATGTGTGAGCCTATTACGATAGGCTTTCGCACGTCTGTTATAAAATCATTTTGTATTTATTATCCAATAAACTCCAATTTATTAGCTTTTTTAGCTTATAATTGTGTTTATCCAATTTAAATATATAAACTAATTGGATACTGCGTAAGACAGATTTCTTACAGAAACTGGGGAATACAATGAAAAGTAATAAAACACAAAAGGCTTATGACATAGGTCACCGAGTCGGACTAGATGCTATAGATGCTCTAGCTTTAAAAACAAAAGAACCTGTTCCAATTCATTTTGTAGGTGCATTGACTGCGATGGTCCAATGTATTTGTTTTTTTGAAAAAGATAAAAACAAAGTTATTGAGTTGTTCATGGTGTCATTAGATATAGCTTTAGAAGAGAATGCTAAACAAGCAGCAGCAAATGCTGCAAGGAGCCACTAATGACGTATACAGACTTTAATGATGCTGGTGCTCATTTATCAAAACCAGCTTGGAAGTATGCTAGAGAT